CACTAGCTTGGACGGGCGTGAATGGTACACTTATATGGACAAACGCGACTGGAGCACTAACCTAATGGCACTCTCACCTAACTTCGGCTGGACTGAACCCGATAACTCAGGGCTAGTAAAGAATGGCGCGCAAGACATTCGCACGCTAGGCGATGCCATTGATGCCTCTTTAGCTGGCATGGTAGTCAATGCCCAGACTGGCACTACATACACAGCAGTAAAGGCAGACGGTCTTAACGCTATTGTCACGATGGACAACGCATCGGCTAACACTTTCCGCATCCCAACAGATGCGACTTATAACTTTCCAATCGGTACTACCTTGCTCGTCTATATGAAGGGCGCAGGTGTAACTACTATTAACGCTGTTACATCTGGCACTACTACAATTAACAGCGCAGGTGCTGTAGCTGCTGCTCCAGTCCTTGCTCGCTACAAATCAGCAGCTTGCATCAAGGTTGCTGCAAACTCATGGATCGTAGTCGGTGGCATTGCGTAATGCTTCCTTCATTAATTGGGATCATCGCCTCTAGCGGTGTGAGTGCAGCAGCGGGAGATTACGAGTCTATCGCTACTGTAACCGTTGGCGCAGGCGGTCAGTCATCTGTAACTTTTAGCAGCATCCCTTCCACTTATCAGCATTTACAAGTGCGCTTTATTGCTCGCATCTCTACATCTGACACAGCCGAAAACACTTGGTTGCGATTTAACGCAGACACGGGTAGCAATTACACATATCACTTTCTTGACGGAAACGGATCATCTGCTAGTGCAGGTGCGGGTACATCACAGACTCGCATCCTTGCAGGTCGAGCAGGTGCAGCAAACTCAGGTTCTAACATTTTTGGAACCAATGTGGTTGATGTCCTTGATTATGCCAATGCAAATAAATATAAGACAGCTCGCATTTTGGGTGGTATTGATCGCAATGGCGATGGAAACATTCGACTTGACTCAGGTGTATGGATGAACACAGCAGCAGTAACATCTTTAACAATTATGCCTACTACTGGAAATAACTTTGTTCAATACTCACACTTTGCACTGTATGGAGTCAAATAATGCCATCTACTTACACTCCGATTGCTACTACTACATTGGGAACTAATCAAGCCAATGCTTATTTAGTTTTTTCATCTATTCCTAGCACTTATACAGATCTAAGGTTAATTATTTCTACACGTAGCACAAATGCTAGCGCTACGGATGATATTTACCTAAGATTTAACGGCTCAGGAAGCGGTTATTCTTGGACATATTTACACGGCAACGGATCCTCTGCATCTTCTAGTAGGGCTTCAAGTCAAAATGTTGCTTTGCTAGGTTTTGGTGTTGCTGCTGCCTCTGCTGCTTCTGGCATTTTTGACCCAATAATCTCAGACATAAATAACTACTCAAACACTACTACGAATAAAACTATGTTGAGTCGTTACAGCACACAAGGTTTTGCGGGTGCTGCTGTGTCTTTATGGCAATCCACCACAGCGATTGACTCAATCACACTTTACTGGAATAGCGGACAGAGTTTTGCTTCTGGCTCTACATTTACATTATACGGGGTGAAAAGTGCCTGATACATTTATTAAAATTGCATCCGTTACAGTCGGAGCAGGTGGGGCTGCGACAATTAGCCTAACAGGTATTCCGAGTACTTATACTGACCTAGTGTTAAAAGTATCTGCACGAACTGATACCACTGGTAGTGGTAATGGTTTTGCTATGTACCTCAATGGTTCAACATCTTCTTATACTAGAAGGGCAGTTTATGGAGATGGTTCACTTACCGCATCAAACTCTGGAAGCACTGCTCCTGGAGGATTGATTAACGGAACTACTGAGACATCAAATACTTTTGCAAGTACAGATATCTATATTCCAAACTATGCAGGGTCAAACAACAAATCTACTTCGCACGATACTGTAAGCGAAAATAACGCTACCTTTGCTTACGTTCTTTTATCTGCTGGTTTATGGTCAAATAGTTCGGCTGTTACATCTATGACATTAACGCCAAGTGCAGGTAACTTTGTTCAATACACAACAGCAACCCTTTACGGCATCAAGAACTCATAAGGAGAAAACCAAATGGCAGACACAAAGATCGTAGTTGATTGCTCTACTGGGGAAGTCTCAGAGATCGAATTGACAGCAGAAGAAGTAGCGCAACGCGAAGCAGATGCTAAGGCTGTTGCCGATGCTAAAGCTCAAGAAGAAGCAGACAAGGCGGCTAAGGCTGCTGATAAGGCTGCACTACTGGCAAAGCTTGGCATTACCGAAGATGAAGCGAAGCTCTTACTTGGATGAAGGTCAAACTCTCTAAAGCTGCTATCCAACTAAGAGAGCAGATTGATGATTCGTTCCCAGATCGTGACCGCACATCGGATGGTTGGATCGGTGATACCCGACACGCTGCTCGCAAGTCAGATCATAATCCTGATGAGCAGGGCTGGGTTCGTGCCATTGATGTGGACAAAGACTTATTCAAGGGCGGAAAGCCAGACATCATGGCAGATCTTGCTGATCAGCTTCGTACCCTATCCAAGTCAAAAGCAGACAAGCGTATTAGTTACATCATTTACGATGGACGAATCTGCTCCAGAATTCTTAACTGGAAGTGGCGCAAGTACACAGGGGCTAACAAACACACTAAGCACATGCATGTTAGCTTTAAAAAAGAAGCTGACAATGATGGTGCTTTTTTTCAAGTATCTATGTTAGGTGGAGAATAATGAAGAACATGAAAAACCCTGCAATCCTTGCTGCTGGAGCATTTTTAGCTGCATGGGCATCAAGCAACTTTGACCTTGACTATCGCGCAATCCTATGGGCTGTGCTGTCAGGTGTATTCGGATACGCGAGCCCTAAAAAGTGACACAGGCAGATTTCTTTCAGCTCTACATCGCCACGCTAGTAACACTGGGTGGCTTGTCTGGCTTTGTCATTACTCATTTACTAACAGAGATTAAGCGACTCCACTCGCGTGTCGATGAGATCTATAACATACTTCTAGAGCGATAATTCTGCCATGGCAAGAAAAGCAACTAAGGCGCTAGAGGAGCAAGGCTATTCAAAGCTTGATGCTTACTGCATTGGGCTTTATGAATACTTCTGCTCTCTCAAGCGAGCAGGTTTCGCAGAGGACATTGCTATGTTTATGATTACAGAGCCACAGGCTTACCCTCACTGGATCCTTCCAGACCAAGTAGAGCCTGATAAGTATGGCAACTATGAAGATGAGGATGACGATTAAGCGAATAGTCGTAGTCTCGGATCTTCAGGTTCCGTACCATGACAGGGTTGCTACTCGTAACCTTGCTAGCTTCATCTCTAAGTTTAAGCCAGATCAAGTAGTTACCATTGGTGATGAGATTGACCTACCTCAGATAAGCAAGTGGGAAGAAGGGCGCATGGGTTCTTATGCCCAGACCCTAGATGATGACCGCAATGAGGCTGTGCAACTTCTCTGGGAGTTAGGCGTTACAGACTGCATCCGTAGCAATCACACGGATCGCCTCTATAACATAATCATGGCTAAAGTGCCTGCATTTGGTGCATTGCCAGAGCTGCGCTTTGAGAAGTTTATGCGCTTTGATGAGTTAGGTATCACCTTCCATAAGAACCCTATGCCTATTGCACCCAACTGGATTGCTGTTCATGGTGACCACACACCTATCAAGCCACAGGGGGGCTTGTCAGCCCTTGAGGCAGCCCGTAGGCATGGCAAGAATGTAATCTCTGGTCATACTCACAGAGCAGGGCGTTCTGCCTTCTCAGAGGCTTCTGGAGGCCGTATAGGGCGTGTCCTGCATGGTGTCGAGGTAGGCAATCTCATGGACTTTAAGCAAGCTGCTTATACTAAAGGTGTTGCTAACTGGCAACAGGCTTTCGCTATTATCTATGTGAATAAGGCTAAGGTGCAGGTAGATCTTATCCACATTGAGAAAGACGGCACATTCATTGTTGCTGGAAAGTCCTACGGCAGACCCAGATAATCGTTATCGTTTCGTTATACAAATGTCCGTGACTTTGTCGGATGTGCATGAGACTCTAATTCAGTAAGCCAGTCAAGGGCACTGGATGCAGATAGGTAGAACAATGAATTCCATAACAATCATTGGGATTATTGGCTTATTTCTAGTCACTAATTTCATCTGGTACTGGCAAGGCTACAAAGATGGCAGGCGCGAAGGTTGGCACAAAGGTCGCAGCTTAGCCCGTTCGTTGGCAGATCATGCGAGCTAATGAAATCCTACTCACCGCCACCGACACGATCCGTGATCGTGGGCTCTCATATGGTCACCCTGCGGATAACTTGCAACACACCGCAATGCTCCTCAGTGCATATTTACAGACACCGATC